GACGAACTTTGCTTCAATGTCGAGTCCGAGAAGCAAGCATCCAAAATCACAGAGATTATGGAAACAAGTCTGCCCCTCAAGATTCCGAGCAAGGTAGACCAAGAACTAGGGGAGAACTGGGGGGAGGTAGGCTAGGCTACCTCTTCCATTCTTGTAATTAACCTGCGTGCGCGGTTCGGCACCTGCGTATACCACTTCGAGTCTTCCATCTGGGCGGCACATTCTTTCCAGTTGTTTTCTTGTACGGCTGCACGAAGTTTCTTA